TATTGAGATTATAGCTGAGACAGAGGGTGTCTTGGCTTTTTTTGTTTTACAAATTATTAAGCTCTGGGTTTTCGTAGATTCTCGCTCTAACAGTAGACCAATCACACCCATAATATGATGCAATCCAATTTATTGACTTACCTTCGTTTAGAAAGACTTTCAACTCTTCTGATGGTATAAGAACACGCTTTTTCATTTTCAAACCTTTTCTACTATGATTTGCCATGCCGATTTTTCTCCTATGAGATTCTGAAAAAATGCGTCCTTTATTGTGCTTTCTATTGTGAGCCTTATTTAATATCAAAGATAGATTTTCTTTTCTTGCATCTAACTTATTCTCGTTCAAATGATGCACACTATACTCAAATGGAATTCTTGTTTTCAACCAGTATTGCATTAAAAGTCTATGTATATGAATCTTTTCGTTATGAATTGAAACCGCAGGATAGTGACCGTGTAAATATATCTTTTTCCTACTTAAAGAAGGTTTTTTCTGATACCACAAGATTGCCTTCTCTAATTCAGAATAATCAACAAGACATTCACACTCATTACTAAAATCAATTTTCGTTTGTCTTTTTACCGTCAATTAAATCACCGTCCTTCCAACGCCTCATGCAATTGACGACCACATACAACTGGTTCTTGTTTTTCGTTAACTGTGATTGTAATTGAATTGTTCATTTTGTTTCCTCTTCTTCTGTAAAAAAGTTAATAATAAAATTGATTAGATCATTGGCAAAAACTGTCATAAAAGTTGCCTGAACATCAAAGAATACTCTCGCCTGTTCCTCTGGAAAATGTTTTCTGACAATTGCAGCTATAAGTGCGTCCCACTTTTCTAACTCCTCAGTCCTTGCTTCTGACCTAAATGCCATATGTAATTCGTTGATAAAATCTTGATTTTCCATGATTTTCTGTACACAAAAAGCGTACCCTTTCTATAAAAACTGTTGCATGAATAAGGGTACGCATGGTATACTATATGCGTATCCTGTTCATTATGAATGGGTGCGAGGTTGCACGAAGTAATCGCTTTAGTCGGTGGAATACTTCGTGCTTTTTTTATTCCTCTAAACGTTGAGCAAGCTCTTCAACAGCCTGGATAATCGTATCTGATTTAGAAATTCCTAACTTCATAGAGACATCTGAAATCAAATCAAACTCATCCTCAGTTATTCTGACGGTCATTGATTTATTCCGCTTGCTCTCTCCTTTTAGAGGTCGCCCCATTTTCTTTGCCATAACTATCTAGTAAAATACCAAATAGCCAAGGCAAGGACGGCAATGCCAACAACACCTTGAACTTTTTCTTTCAAGGTTGTCCGCTCAATCGTAATTTCTGCACGCTTGAACTTCTTGTGGTAAAGTACATTATCTTTCATTTGCTTTTTACCTTTCCTTATGCTAGAATGAACTAAACAACAGGGTTTGGGGCTTTCGCCCCTCTCCCATTAGAATTTGATGGTTATCTTAAGGAATTTGAGGTTGAGTTCGATTGTGACCTCTTTCGCTTTTGGAAACCATCTTTTTTTCTTGTCGTGTTTAGCCATCTGCTAAGTCCTTTCTGTTGGATTTGTTAGATTTCTCAACCTTACATAGACTATTATACTATTTGTAACGCATTAAGTCAATACTTTTTGCGTTACTTTTTTATTTTTCAACAAAAAAGTTCTCGCACCCATTCATTATTCAGTTTTCAAAGAACAAAATCATAGCTTATACTTCAAATAACACTGCTAGTTCCGCTAGCTTTTCAGAACTAGTGTCTAGCTCCTGACTAGCCCAAATTTCAACTGGTGTCATCCCAAATCCTCCTCTTTCACGAAAGTTCCGTCAATCCATTTACCCTTGCGGTCTTTGATTTCTTGGTAAGCCAGTTCGAAACACTCTTCGAAGTTATAACCGAGAATATTGCTGATTGATTTTAGACATTCAACCGCGAATACTAAATCATAACGAAATATTCCATCGTATCTTCTATCGCTATACGATAGAATTACACAAATGTTTAAATTTAAGCTTTTAAAACATTTCATTACATCTACTTCTTCAGCGAGATTTAATCCCTCAAAAATCTTATGCACATCCTCTTTAATCAGCAAGGCCAGGCCAACAATCACGACTGCACAATCTCCAATGCTATCCTTGGTCAGTTGCTCATTCTTCTTGAGATAGCCAGCACAGAGTTCACCANNNNGGTCAATAAACCATTGTTTGACTTTTTCTAGTGTGTTCATGATAACTCCTATTCAATATCTGTAGATGCTTCCATTGTCTTAATAATTTTTTCTAACATAGATTTATGTAGTGTGATGTAACTATTTTTCTTCACTTGTTCACAGAAGATACAAATTCGTTTGCCAAGGTAATTACATTTTTCGTCTGAACGGTAACTTTCATCTGACTCAATTTGTTCTTTGTTAGCTGAACTAACAAGAATTACTTCATCAGATTCTTTCCAATCAGTAATTCCCATACATTTGTGCAAATTCTCAAATGCTAAATCCATTAAAATATTTTTAACCATCATTCTCCTCTGTTTCTTTTTAATCTTGAAAGCTACTAGTTTCTGCGAATAAATCCAAGAATTTCACAACAACACCTCATCCCCAACTTTCACTTTCTCGTACACGTCCTTCGTAACAACGAACACCCCGTAATCACGTATCGTAAGCGTGTATAACTTGCCATGCCGTCCTTTTTCAACGACCTTACCGAATATCTCACCACCTGCGTTATCTGCCTTATAGATA